CAGTCAAGTTGTATGAATGGTTGTTAATGAACTACGCAAAAGAAGGAGATAAAATACTCGACACACATCTTGGTTCTGGGAGCATTGCTTTAGCTTGTCATAATCTTAAATATGATTTAACCGCTTGTGAATTAGATACAGAGTATTATGAATTAGCAATGAAAAGATTAAAACAACATCAACAACAATTAACAATTTTTTAAAAAAACAAATAATTAACTATATACATATATGCAACTAATAAATATTCAAGAGGTTAAACCAAACCAAAACAATCCAAGATTTATAAAGGATTACAAATTTAAGAAACTTGTAAAATCAATTAAGGAGTTTCCAGAAATGCTAAAGTTAAGACCTATTGTAGTAAATAGTGATATGGTTGTGCTTGGTGGTAATATGCGTTTAAAAGCGTGTAAGGAAGCAGGACTGAAAGAAGTATGGATTTTGAAAGCTGATGAACTTACAGAACAACAACAGCGAGAATTTATTGTAAAAGACAATGTAGGTTTTGGAGAATGGGATTGGGATGTATTAGGTAATGAATGGAATACACAACAGTTGGAAGATTGGGGAATGGATGTTTTATTAAGTGATGATGATATTAAAGAGATAAACAACCCAGATAATAAAGATACTGAAAATATTTTTGCTACTGAATTAGATAGAAATAGCAATTATGTTGTTTTAAAATTTGAAACAGATATAGATTGGATTCAAGCTAAAACAGTTTTTGGATTACAAACAGAAACAGGCAGGAGAGCAAATGGTAAAGCTTGGAGTAAGGGAATAGGCAGAGTGTTGAATGGGGCGGAAGCTATAAATAAGTTAATGAATGAGAGTTAAAATAGTTGCACCAAGCTATAAGAGACCAGAAAAAAGCATTACTCAATCTAATTATCCGAGTATTAAATTGGTAGTAAAGGAAGATGAAGCAGAAGATTATATTAAAAATGGCAACGATATAATTATTTGCCCAAATTCAGCACAAGGAAATGTTAGTAGGGTTAGGAATTGGATTTTAGACAACTTATTTGATGATGAAACTGATTGCTTGATAATTGTTGATGATGATTGCAGATTTATTGGTAGATGGGAAGAACAAACAAATTCAAAATTTACAGAAAATGAATTGTATAATTTTTGTTCAAAAATGAGTTTAACTTGCAAGGAATTAGGTTTTAAACTATGGGGATTAAATACTGTTACAGATAAGGGTGCTTATAGGGAATATACACCGTTTAGTTTTATTCAATTTATAGGTTGCCCTTTTCACGCACACTTAAAAAGCGATTTAAGGTATGATGAGAGTTTACCTTTAAAAGAGGATTATGATTTTACCTTACAGAACATAAAAAAATATAGAGGATGTTTGAGGGTTAATTATGCAAATTATGATGTAAAACAATCGAATCAAGCAGGGGGGTGTTCTAATATGAGAAGTTTAAAAAAAGAAAAACAACAATTTTTTGCCTTACAAAAGAAATGGGGGAAGGATATTATAAAAAGGGATAAAACAAGCAAAAGGAGTTTTGATTTTAACCCAATAATGAAAGTACCAATAAAAGGAGTTTAACAATGAACAAAACAGAACACCATAAAAAAGCAATTTTAGAAGCGTTAGAAAAATCGTTAGGAGTTGTTACAACTGCTTGTAAGTTAGTAGGAGTAGGAAGAACAACATTTTATCAATGGTTAAAAGATGACGAAGTATTTGCACAACAAGTAAAAGATATTGAAAACATTGCTTTAGATTTCGTAGAGAGTAAACTGTTTGAGAATATAAGGGATGGAAAAACATCTGAAACTATTTTCTATTTAAAGACAAAAGGAAAGAATAGAGGTTATGTAGAAAGACAAGAAATCACTGGTGCTGATGGTATGCCTACTAAATTTGAAATAGAAATAATTGAAAATAAAAACTAACGTAGTATTTAAGCATCTTTTAAAATCAGATAAAAAGATAACAATAGAGCAAGGTGGTACAAGGAGCGGAAAGACCTATAACATTTTGCTTTATATTATTTTTAAATACTGTTTAGAGAATACTGGCAAGACGGTTACGATATGTAGAAAAACATTTCCTGCGGTTCGTAGTTCTGTTATGCGTGATTTTTTAGATATATTGAAATTATATAAATCTTATTCAGAAGAAAATCATAATAAATCTAATCACGAATATAAGCTAAATGGAAATCTTATTGAGTTTATATCTTTAGATCAACCGCAAAAAGTAAGGGGTCGAAAAAGAAATCTACTATTTATTAATGAAGCAAATGAATTAGATTACGAAGATTGGCAACAGTTAATATTTAGAACAGAAGATAAAATAATACTTGACTTTAATCCATCAGATGAATACCATTGGATTTATGATAAAGTAATCCCAAGAGAAGATGCCGATTTTTATATTACTACTTATTTGGATAATAGCTTTCTTAATAAAAGTATTACAGAAGAAATAGAACGTTTAAAAGAAACAGATGAAACTTATTGGCAGATATATGGATTAGGCTTAAAAGGTGTATCTAAAGCTACTATATTTAATTATACAGAAGTAAACCACATACCACACAATGCAGAGTTTATAAGTTACGGAGCAGATGCCGGGTATAGTAATGACCCAACAACATTAGTATCTGTTTACAAGAAAGAACACAACCTCTACATCAAAGAACATATATACCAAACACAAATGACCACCTACGATATTAGTAGGAAATGGAAAGACATAGGTATTGAAAGAGAATTGATTTACTTTGATAGTGCTGAACCAAGATTGATTGAGGAACTGCGTAGAATGGGTTTTAACGTAAGACCAAGTTTAAAAGGTGCTGATAGTATCAACGCAGGTATAGACCTCTTAAAACGCTTTAAAATACATATAGAAAAAGATAGTCATAATTGCATACAAGAGTTTAGGAACTACAAATGGCAAGAGGACAGAAGTGGTAAGATGATAAACAAACCAATAGATAAAAACAACCATACTATTGATGCGGTTCGATACGCTACCTATTCTGTTTTAAGCAAACCTAACTTTGGTAAATACGCTATTATATAAAAATAATTAACATTTTTTGTGAATAAACTTGTGTATTAAATAAAAAGGCTTTATATTTGTAGTGTAATTAAAAACAAAGACAAAATGATAACAAGACATATTTTAGAGTTTATTAAATATCAATTAGATTTAGATATTAACAGGGATGAAGTTAAAGAGATTGAAAACCAATTAAATTCAGAAAATGATTTTATAACTGATATTGATGGACGTCAATATAGATTTATACACGAGGATATTATCTGGGACACTTATGTAGAAGAAATTAAAGAAATTGCAGAAAATTGTTATGATATTAAAGTACCACACTGGTTAGCTATTGATTGGGAAAGAACCGCCAATAATTGTGTTATAGATGGGTACGGTCATACTTTTTCTCATTATGATGGTAGCGAAGATGAATGTATATTTGGAGAAGAAAATTATTATATTTTTAGAATTGATTAAAATAACATAACAATCAACTAATTGATTAACCTTTACAGAAATGTAAGGGTTTTTTTGTACCTTGTAATAAAATAATTTAAAAATAACTATATACTTATATGAAAGTGGAATTAATAGTACCGAATAGTTTAAACGAAGTTACTTTAGGACAATACCAAGAGTACATAAAATTAAAGGATTTATCAGAAACAGAACTATCTTTAAAGATGATTGAGATATTTTGTAAGCTAAATTCTGAACAAGTAAGATACTTAAAAGCTACTGATGTTAGAAACGTTGTAAGTATTATATCTGAAATGTTTGATAATAAGCCAAGTTTAGTAAATACCTTTAAAATAGATGGTATTGAATATGGGTTTATTCCTAACCTTGATGAAATGAGTTTCGGAGAGTACATTGATTTAGATACTTACATAGGGGATTGGGATAATATAGAGAAAGCTATGGGAGTTCTTTACAGACCAATAGAAATGAGAAAGGGTAACAGATATCATATAAAAGAATATGAAGCAGGAGAAACAGAGCATTTAAAAGAAATGCCATTAGATGCTGTTTTAGGTTCTATCCTTTTTTTTTATCGTTTAGGGAACGACTTGTGCAGAATTATGATGAACTCTTTGGGGGATATGGAGATGCAGGACTTACAAGCACATCTCAATTCGGAAGCAAATGGGGATGGTATTCAAGTGTTTACGCACTCGCTCAATCAGATATTAGACGATTTGAAGATATCACTAAATTAAAGATGCACGAATGTTTAATGTTCTTGACATTTGAAAAAGAAAAAAACGAATTAGAAGCAAAACAAATAAAAAAGAAATTTTAGATGCAAGGGATTAGAGGATTTTACCAACTTACCGAAACTATAAAAGACCAATTACTGAATGATGTAAATGTTAATACAGTAACAACTGGGGATATAACAGAAATAGATTTATCTAAACAAACTATATTTCCTTTATCACATATTATTGTAAACAACGTAATTACAGAAGAACAGTATTTATCTTTTAACCTTACTGTTATGGCAATGGATATTGTAGATGAAAGCAAAGAACCTACAACAGATATATTTAGAGGTAACGATAATGAACAAGATGTTTTGAATACTCAATTAGCAGTACTGAACAGATTGACAATGTTATTAAGAAAAGGAAACTTGCATAGTGATTTATATCAATTAGACGGTACACCAAACTGTGAGCCATTTTATGAAAGGTTTGAAAACAAGTTGGCAGGTTGGGCTTGTACGTTTGATGTATTTATACAAAACGATATTAATATATGCAGTTAAAAGAAACACAGAACGCTTTAAATGCTTTTGCTAAATATGTTATTCAACAGTCAAGAATTAATTTAACTAAAGGTAAAAAGAACGCTTCTAAAGAACTTTATAACAGTTTAGGTTCTGATCTAAAGGTTTCTAAAAATAGCTTTGAATTAAGCTTCTTAATGGAAGAATACGCAGTGTTTCAAGATAAAGGTGTAAGTGGTACAGAAAAGAAATACAATACAGATTTTAAATACACAAATAAAAAACCCCCTGCAAGTGCATTTAGCCAATGGGTTATACGAAAAGGATTAAAAGGAACAAGAGATAAAAAAGGTAGGTTTGTAAGCAGAAAGGGTTTACAGTTTGCAATAGCAAATACTATTTATAAAAAAGGTATTAAACCGAGTTTGTTTTTTACCAAACCATTTGAAAAAGCATTTAAGAACCTACCAAAAGAATTAGTAGAATCATTTGCTTTAGATATAGAGCAGTTAATAAAAACAACAGTAAACAATAAATAATGGCAACATACACAAGAAGTCCGAGTTTTGAATCTATAAGTACTGCAAACGCATCTTATGGAATATTGAAATTATACATTTGGACTGGGGATAAAACAATCGTACCAACAAATCCCATATACACATTAAGGAAATCCGCAACTACTCCAACAACAGGAAATCCAACAGTAACATTTGAAACATCTGAACTAATAAGAGATTATTTAGATGTTGAGTTTGATGGAAATTATACTGGGCAAGGCGTATGGGTTAGAACAGATTTTGATGTTTATAATTCATCTAACGTATCTATTGTTGATTATGATTACACAATTATTGCGTTTGATGGTTATGAATATTTTGAAGACCCTTATCCATCATTTTCTAATTTAATGATTACAAATAGAAAATTATTTGTTTTAGAAGATAATACATTTAGAATACCAATAGACACATCTTCAAATAATCCAACAGTTACATTTTTAAAGGACAATGAAATTGTAGCCACACAAACATTTACAGCAAGTAATCAAAGTTCAGAACAAATAAAATATGTTTCCATATATGGAAACTCTACTAATT